ACCCCGTGGTTGCGGTTGAGTCCGCGCTTAAAATCTGTCCGTCGCTTCCGACTGATAACAGAGAAGCGGTATTAGCGGCCGACGCCGAAATAACCCCACCTTTAGCGGTTGGGTTTAATAGGTTTACGGTTCCGGCTAAATCGTCCATAGCCGAGGCGGTCAATAAATCACCCGCCGACCAGTTGGCCTTCGTTGGAAATCCTGCGGTCATTTTTTTACTCCTTTACCATGCTAGCGTCGAGGTGTCTAAAATCCCATAAAGGGAAGAATCGAGAATAAATCCGGCGTTAATTGGCGCGGAGGTAATAAATGAAATATCAAAATTTGTCGGGGTAATGCGAAAAGATGTACCCATAACCTGAAGGATTTTTTCGATTACTGAGCCGTTAGATTGAACGTTTTTAATATCGACCGTCGTAAAGTAATCGGTCGTTAAAGCGGCTAATATCCCGGTGCTATAGTTTGGAGTAGTTAAATCCAAAGAGATGCTATCTATACGGATAGAGGCTAATTTACGGGCGATTACATAGGTTTTAGCGATGTTATACGCGTCCGTGTTTGAATTACCGACAATATTGGTTTGAGTAACGGTATGTGGAAAATATGTCTGAACACTTGCCGCGTCTTGGTAACTTTGGATCGTTCCTCCCACATTAGTAACCGAACATTGGTTAACCACCAATTTGTCATCGTTTGCGAAAGTAATGCCCGCGTAAGGAATCCCGGTTAGATCGTTGGAGTAATAGTTAATGGGCGCGGCGCCGTTGGTTTTAGTGACGTTAGAGCGGCTTTTAAATGTTGCGACCCCGTTGGACTCCATAAAAAAGGCGCCTTGCTCTGCAAATTCGACGTTTTTGATGGCATTTAAAGCAGTCCTTACCGTGCCGGGGTCTGCCTGTACTTGAACGTCCCCGGTATCGATATTACGAAGTAATGGCGGAAATGAAATCGAGTCTAAAATAGCGTTAATCCGAGCGCCGGATGTTTGAACGCCGGAAGTGCCGGGAATAGTTGCTACGGATGATTGAGTAAAAAGCCTAAAAGCGTCGGAAACTGAAAGGGTAACGTAACCCACCGACATACTCGTAGGAAACGAATAGTTATAAGCGTTAATGTAACCCGAAAAGAGCGGCCTTGTTGTCCCGGAAACCTGCGGATAAATCGTATAAATAGAGATTTTTTTATTTACTATGAGATTTCCGTAATAAGGCGATAAAGTGTTTTGCGGGTTGTACCAGCCTAGGGGATCGTAAATTTGAACAATGCCACCGTTTGCTTGAAATTGATCTTGCTGAAGTTGGTAACCTCCTGAAATATCGATACGCATTACTTGAGAAGAAACATCTACCAAGATCGATGATCCGGAGGAAAGAAAGTTATAATCCAATCGCCCATAGGTAGCGTTATCTAAAGTAAAAGGCGTCCCCGTAGGCGGAAACGATGGGGAATCACCAAAATCTATAATCGTGGAAATAGTGATCGGATATGTCATTTAAGTACCAAAATATCCCGAGCGGGCGAAGTTTGCAGGATTACCCGAAGCCGAAGAATTAACCAAGGAATCTTGAATAGCCCCCGATACCGCTTGACCATCTAACATAACTACGACGCTAATACCTCCATAATTATTTCCGAGAGGTGTTTGCGATACCCCGGGAGCGTTAAACGGTAGCGTTCCGGAAAGGCTAAAAGTGTCCATAGGATTAACGGATGAGCTACCTGATGAACCCGACAAAATTGCACTTTGAGGGGTTCGCGGGGCAATACCGGGCAAAATAGGAGGATAGGCCGAACCGTCCGGCGTCGGCGGAATTACTTTAGTCGGATCGACCAAGGGGATACCGCCTTGGTTACCCTTTGCTACTTTAGCCGCTTCGTTGTTAGCCGCGAGGATCGATAAATAAAGATTGTGATACTCAGTTTCCAAGGCCTTTACAGCTGAAATCGCATCGGATGAATCTTTAGGCCAATCCGCAAAAGGAGTTTTACCGGAGGCCAATGTGTTTTTAAGTGTCGTTATATTTCCGCTGACATCCATAACTAATCCGTTTGCTTCTAAAATTTTCTTCGCCAGGATATTAGCTTCTTCTGCGTTGTTGGTGATTTCTGCGCGTTGGAGTAATAGGACATCGGTAACTTGTTGAGTCTGGCCACGTTGTAAGGCCGCTTGGATTTCGATGTTATTTAAATCGGTAACTTGCCCGGCGAGTTTAAGAAGTTTGGATGCTCGCTCCGAGGCTAGCTGATCGGCTTTGGCTTTCGCCTCTTTGAGCGCTAAATCTACCGCTTGCTTACTGAGGGCATTTTGCTCTTTAAGAAGTCTTAACGTAGTCGCTTTATCATTGGCGATTCTCTTCGCGATATCCGCTTGGATTTTAGATTGGGCGATCAAATTACCATTATATGCAAATGAAGAAGCATCGATCGGTATGGTCGTCGCTACAGGCGCTTTAGGTTTAGGGTAGAGATCTTGCCTATTCCGGCCGTAGTAGCTAGTGTCCGATCCCTTTGGTAGCGACAAAGCAAATTTTTGACTAGCCGTCTCTGCTTGATCCCCGGCTATTACATAGGCCTCGCCTATCCCTAAAACAGTAAGGGCGAATATTCCGGCGGCGAGATTAGCGCCGCCAGTTGCCAAAGCTTCGGCGGCGGCGGCTTCTAACGATGCTATTTTAAGAGCTTTCATGGCGCCTATAACGGTTTGAATTGCTGTAACTAAGGTTAATATCTTTCCAGCTACCCAAATTTGAGCCATGACGATAGCGACGGATTTAATTAAGGTTAAATTATTCGACATCCATGCGCCGACTTTAATTAAATTTATGAAAAGTGCTGATACATAACCCGATAATTTCTTCATAGCATCTTGAATCTGTGTGATCGGATCTATTCCATTGCCTAAACTTGTTAGCGCATCGGTGATGCCTTGACCCACGGAAATTTTAAAATCTTCGAAGGCTACACCTAGGCGATTGATTTTCCCGGCAAAGGTATCCGCGGCCGTAGATGCTTGGCCTTTAAATTTATCCGTAAGTAGGGTCGTGATCTGGTTGAAATCCATCATTTTTAACTGTTGTTTAGTAAGCCCAACTCCTAGACGCGTTAGTGAGGCGGTATTTCCGTCGTAGGCTTTACCTAAAGCCATCGATACATTCGCCAACGGTCTAGAAGTTCCGGCAGATATTCCAAGAGCAAGATTTAATAGGTTTTGCGATTTTGTGGCGTCCCCTGTTGCTTGCATTAACGTATCGAAGGAAGATCTAAGATCGGTCTTAGCGATTCCGTTTAGCTCCGAAAGCTTGGATATAAAGTTTTCAACGCCCACATCGGCAAAGCTTTGGCCAAGGTTTCCAAGTGTTTTAGCTAATATCTTGGCCGATTTGTCATCTTCCGCGAAAGCCTTTACCGAAGCAGTCCCAAAAGCTAGAATTTTATTGGCCGCAAAGGTACCCGCAAAAGTGGCACCTAACTTTTTTAATGATCCTGAGAGCTTGGTTATTTCGCTCTCCATTTTTTTAGTTCCTGTATTATTTAACGAAGTGACGAAATTTATATCTACATTTGTGCCTTTACTCATTTGATCACCTGATAACCCGAGGCTTTAGCGTTAATCTTAAATTCTAAAATAGTGGTATCTAGCGCTTTCATTGTTTGAGCCAAAGCCCTACCCTGATCTTGGTCGTAAGCTCGATAAATAAGACTTCCGCGCATTTTTCCCGCGCCTAATTGTTTTTCGGGCATGTGGGCGATGAACCAAGCGCCCGCCTTTGGATTTCGTGAATGTGAAACGTTATGGCTTGCACTTGCTGGGTTCCACGGTTGGCCAAACGAGCCGGATTTTCGCCCCGCCGTTTCCATAATTGCCCCGGCGGCGGTCACGTTAGAGATACGGTAAAACGTGCTAAAGCCGTTACGGTTAGGCCGTGTTTTACCAAGAAAAATTTTAATTCCCCGTTTGACGATTGATGAATTAAATTTAGGAAAATGGCCTTGTTGTGCGAAAGCGCTGGATTGAGATGTAATTTTTTTACTGTTGCTTGAAAAGCCCCAGTTAGATAATCCGGAAACTAAATCGGGGACGAATCCTTGCGCCTTTTTTTGTACAGGAGTTAGAGCCGCTCTAATTTCTTTATTTAAGTTTTTAGCCATGTCCGGCTCAAATTGACGGATCGCTTTAAGGGTTTGCTCTAACCCCTTTACTTCTACTGGCATTATTCGCCTCCCTAGCGTCCGTCTGCATTACTTCGATAATCGCGTTTATCATTGAGGCATCGAGGTCTATAAGTTCTCTAGGCGCGATCCCTAACCTCACCGATAGTTTTGCTATTAAATGAGTCATCGAATCGCGCTCTATTAGTTTGGGCTCGCGTCATCCAATACCTCGACCTTGGCTAACGAATCGATAAATTTTTCACCGAACGGCGGAACATCTTCTTCTTTTGATAAACATTTCCAAGAAAGCCAATAAATATCGGATTGTTTTTGATCCTCTTGAAAAGCTCGAGCGAACCCTTTTTTAGCGTAAATTTCAAAGGCATACTCGATGGATGGCGTTATTTGGTGCTCCGATTGATCCCCATTAACCCTCGTGATTTTTAACCTTGCCATTTTTTTCTCCCTTGTTTGTTGAGTTTTACCAGCTACCGGAGGTAACCAAAGTGATCGATCCGGATACATCAAAAGTAAGGTTTTGCACACTTACCGCTCCGATTTGTCCCGCGATCGGGGTTAGCTTGTTTACTAAGACGCTTCCGGTATAAATTGGGTTTGCGGCTCCCACCGTGGCTGTCGTCGTTTGTACCGCCTTAAATAAGGCTACTGTCCCCACTAAGGCGTTAAGTGTCTGCATGACCGAGCTAGCGGCCGTATCATTAAGAAAATCTATAGCGATGGTAGAGCTTTCCAGTCCCGCGATAAGTTGATGACCAAGTGAGCCCATCGCTGTAACGTCTAGTTGGTCGAAGGTTCTCGTTACCGTTAAGCTCATAACGTGATCGCTTAGATCGATATAACCCGAGCCTTGATAAATTTTAAATCCTGCGTAATTTTGATAAAAGATGGCCATGGCTTTACCAAGTGCCCGATATAGCGACGGTTAAAGCGCCGGAAATATCAAAGGTGAGGTTTTGTACACTCACGGCTCCGATTTGTCCCGCGATCGGGGTTAGCTTGTTGATAAAGAGAAGCCCGGAATAGAGCGGGTTGGTGGCTGAAACAGTTCCCGCAGAGCTTCCCGAGGCAATCGATGTAACCGTTTGAAGAATCTTAAATTTGGCATTAGTCGCAATTACTGTGTTTAATGTCTGCATAACCGAAGCGGTCGCGTCATCGTTAAGAAAATCGATGGCCACGGTATTAGATTGAAGGCCACCGATAAGTTGATGACCAAGTGAGCCCATCGCTGTAACATCTAGTTGGTCTACAACCGACGAAATCGTAGCGCTCATTACATGATCGGTAAGATCGACATAGGTCGTCCCGTCGAGCGATATTTTAAAACCGACGTTATTTTGCATAAATATAGCCATGGTGTTATTCCTCGTTTCCGCTTGGAGTTGATTCGCTAGTGGGATCAGATGTCGGATCGCTAGTAGCGTCGCTCGTCGGATCGGCCATTACTGGTTCTTTTTGTTTTGTAGGTGCACTTCTCGGAAGTTGTCCGATAAGGGTTAAAAACTTTTCTTCGGCTTCGGTGTAAAAACTCATAATTAGCTCCAAGTGGTAAGGACGGATAGAGAAAGTTCGGCCATAAGCATTTGCCCCGTTTCAGATGGTGAAACAGTCGGCGCGCTAAATGAGCCGACCTTCATCGATAAGGTCGATGCTGAGATTAAATTCATTACGGCTACGGCCATACTTTCAATATCTCCAAGATTTCCTTGATTATCAAAAAGCGGCACGATCATCGTTACTTTAAAATTGGCCTGCGGTGAAATTGAACCGTACTGGTTATTTTGAGGATCGATGTAAGGATCAGATGGTGAAATAATGACGGAGTTAGCGATAGGTGAAGCCGGAGGAAAACTAAAAACGCTCCAAACGCCCGGATTATCTAAGGCGGCGGCTAGTTGCGATCGTAGGACTGTTATCGCCGTCGTCATTAGCCAACCATCGATCTCGGTGAGATGTAAGGGGCTATAAGGCCTCTCACACGCGCCATTAAGGTATTACCCATTCGGTACGGTGAGGGCGCAAAATCGGGCGATACGCCGCCAATGCTGGACTGTTGCCTAGCCTGCCAAATATCAACGGCTAACATCATCGCCGCCTCTCTTATGGCCGGAGTTGTGGCGTAGCCCGTGTCTTTGGTGTCAACGCCCGAAGCCGAACCGTAGGGGACGATCAAATGGTAATTATCGTTGGCCGCGGTTAAATTAAATTGGAGAAGCTGATAACCCAAAGGAAAATTAAATTGGCTCCACGGAAAAAACGGAAACGTCGGAAATGATCCGCTTCCGTTAGTCCATGGCCACGTCGCGGTTATTGTTCGTGATCCGTTATAGGTTGATCCGCAATTAGTTAACGTGATCGTTTGACCTGTAACAAATCCCAAAGGTACCGAGATAACGGCATAACCGACATTATTGTTAACAGAAACAGCCGTTACCGGGTAAGAATTGAACCATAGAAACTGATTAAGGAGATCTTGCGCGGTTTGACATACTTCTTCAACGATTGAGTCGGCGTATAACGTGCCAATCCCCAAATTGGCTTTTAACTCCGACGCGGTGACGTATGTGGCCGCCATTCTCCTAGACCTCCTTAATCAATAGCTGACCAGCCGACAAGGGCTACCGACTGGTCAGGATGGAAAACTTAAGTGGTAACGTATTTGCGAACGCCGCCGCCTTGTAATACCGCGATCGCCATGTATCCGTAAATCATCAAATTAACCGATCCGGATGAGACGACGTTGACGCTGAACATCGCGGTTGGCGATTCAAAGATTGTTACGGCTTCGGGAGCGATGACGAAAGCGGAGTTATTAGCCCCGGCAGTCGCCACGGCGTTTACATCTACATAAGCATCGAGGCCTAATAGATTTCCGCGGATTGAAGAATTTCCAATTTGTCCGGCTGAGTTCATCGGGGTCGTAGTGTTAAAAATAGGTCTTCCGGTGGTATCGGTGTACCCCATAGCGGCCGCCCATGTTCCCGAGCCAATTACGACGTTTTTGGCAAAATAAGAGGTAGCCGCATAAGTGGCGGCGGATTCTTTAGAAAGATAAGAAATCAACCCGGCGGCGGTATTAGCAGTCGCGGTTGCGCCGGTTCCTGAGCTAATGAGCTGAGCAATAACCGCGGCGTCAGTAGCTAGCAAATAAGCGCGTTCCAATTGGATCATAAGTTGATCCATAAATACAGGGTCGGAACGGTCTATGAGTTCAAGACTTACCGTTTGTTGTCCGGCGTACTTGGATACTGTGTAGCTCTGATACGCGGAGGTCATTCCGGTATTACTTGGCGCGGCCGATTCTGCGGTAGCGGCGACAGTAGGCGCGGTCTGAGTTGGAGTAATGAGCGATGGCACGTTAATGGTAAATCCATTTGGCGCCAAAGCCGCACGACCGCAGGCATCAACGGCGGCGCGGCCGAAATTTGTATTACTAACAAAAATGTTAGTTAAATATTGATTTGGATTAAATGCCGGGTTGGTTGAAGTTGAATCGGCGGCGGCGCGAATATAAAGCGCGGAGTCGTCGTCCCCTTGTTTGGCTTTAATCATGTGCGTCGCGTATGAACCCATAGAGGTAATAGGGGAGCGAACGGCGCTAGTTATGTAAGGCGTTGAGGCCTTAATGGTTGGCAAGGTCTCAGTTGAGGCCTCGGCTGCTGGTACGGCTAGAGTCGCTTCGGACATCATGGCCTCGCTTTCGTTAGTAGTTTCGGTTTCTTCTAATGCCTTTTCGACTTCTTGAATGTTTTTTAAAACTTCAACGGCATCGGAAATTTTTTGAATTTGCACATCTTCTTGATCTTCTAGTTTCATTTCTGCATCATCTGTAGAGCCCGCGGCCGCGGCGACGCTTGTCACTACCGCGTCGATAAATGCCGGAGATTCAACTAATGAAACTTCTTTAAGGACGGCCGATTGGACATAGAGAATCCCATCTTTGCCGGGTTGACTTGCGATGACATCTACACCGACCGAAAGGCCACCTATTAAATCTTCGCTAGCCAAAATTAAATAATCGGTTCCCTTTTGTGAGGCCGAAATCTTGAAAGTTCCATAGATAGCATCGCTGGTAGTAGAAAACGATTGAGCCCGGCCGATGGGATTGGATGGCTCATGTTGGGCGAGTAACTTAATCTTTGCGCCGTCATGTATGGCGATCGATCCTTGCTCGAAAACGACCTGCCCGACTGATGTATTTCCGACTTTGCCAAAAGGGACGACGACGCCCGAAATAATGCGCCGATTTGCGTCGGCCGCTTCGATTTTGCTACTAAAAGTTAAAATAGTCATTGAGGTAATCCATTTCCGTCCGGGGTAAGGCCTTCCATTTGTTTAGCTTGATCAAGATTTATAAGCTGTAATTCCAAAAGTTTCTCGGTAACGGATAGGCGAGTGGTTGGATCGACTCGTAGGAAAGTCTCATCGATCATAAAACGCACAACCGTACCGCGAGGCGTTAAATCATCCATCGATAAACGAGCTTCGATCGCCGTGTAAAACGGAGCTAGGGAATAGGCGGCAAATTCTTTTCGGCCGTCTAAAATGTTTTGGTAAGTCATCCCGCGAAATACTTCGGCGTCCACCATAAAAGCCGGGACATTGCAGGCGCGAGCTAATTCCGTCGCTAGATACTGTTTAGCTTCGTTATACATCATGTCTTTAGGACTAAATCCCATATTTTCCGCGCTAATCGTGGAAGTTAAATAAGCCGTACTTTTTGATAAACGAGCTTGCTTCCAAGAAGCCAATAACGCTTGTACTTGGTTATCGGGTAAATCTGCACCCGTATTTTTAAGGATGGAGGTAGCCATAGGCGTCTGAGCGGCGATGGAGGCGGCCTTTTCAATATCCAAAGCGGCTTTGATAGTTGTTTGGGATTTTAGTAAAAGGCCTTGGTCTAACGCTTGAAAAGTGACTAGCGATCCAATACCGGACATGGGTAAGCGCACGTTATTAAGAGAGTAATACTCGATCTCGGTGGATGTCGGATTATATTTGGGCGTAACGCGGTCGTTTTGCACCCACTCAAATCGAGCGGGTCGGCCGTCCTCTTTGTAAATCTCTGTTACCTGCCAATAAGCGATTCCATACATCATCAAGCTATCAACCGTCCAAGCCACGGTCACGGCTCGGGGTTGACGTATGTCCGGTTGGTCAACCCACACCATGTTCGGCACCGACGCGCCCGTGGCCGTCGCGTAGGTTTGAAACGGAATGGTGGCAATAGTTCCGGCTAAAAGGTTTCTACAACGTGCAATAGTCGGCACGGCCATCGCATCTTGTCGTAAAAGTGCATTAGCATAATTATTAAAACCACCATAACCGCCGCCCCAAAAAGTGCCATAAGGAGCGTCCATAACCGCCGGGGCGTATTGCGCGGAAATGTTTTTAGGGGTCGCTTCTTTCTTGGTCGTAAAAAAGTCGCGTAGTCCCATAACATAATTCTTTCGTTATGTCTAGGACATTCGGCGTTAATTTCGAACGTGTCGGATTTAATTTTCTGTAATGATTTGAGGAAACGATAACGGTTTAAGTAATTGGTGGACGATCATAGCCGCCGAAATGGGAGCGGATATATCGCCAGCCGAAGCCCGTTTTACAATACGCCAGCCCGAATCGTTGGTTTTAGCCGCCACGTTATTCATTTGGGAAATAAATTCATTTTGGCCATTATGGACAACCCGGCTATTTACCAAAGCATCGAGGAAATCGGCGCAGGCCGTGTAAAACTGACTCCCGGATATGTCTATGCAGTTTTGACCCGCATGGCTAAGGCGTTCGGCGATTGATGCTGTCGCGTATTTGTCGTAGCAAATTTCTCTCGGATGGAATCTATCTGCCCACTCTTTGATCCCTGCCGCTACTTTCAAATCGTCGACCGTTAAAGCACTCGACCAAGTATCCAAAATCCCGATGCCTATTTTTCCATCGGCGGCAATCTGTCCGGCCATAAGAGAGGCATTTTTACGGCTAGGGGAGACGTCGAAGGCAAAAACGGTATAGGCGCCATCGTAAATTTTAAAATCCTTGTCGGAGGTCTGCTCTAAAATCCCATACGGCCACGGGCTTACTAGCGAATCGATCCATTGACATAAAAGCTCCGTGCGAGTCGCTTCCTGACTGGATGTTGATATAGCTTCCTCCAACGCTTCCCGGGTTATCGTGTATCCCAAAGCAGGGTTAGCTTGCGCCACGTTACGCCAAAACTTCTCTGTAAAATCGATCTTGGTGTAAGGATTGGCCGAATACTCATAAAATCCAAAAGACTTCGGCGGGTTAGCTATTGCGTTTTCGCGCATGGAATTAAGCACGGTGCTAAAGGCATCGCCCGCGTTTGAGGTGTACAACGACATCGAATTAGGCCGAGCGCGAGTAGTCGGGGTAGCGGCGCGAAAGGAATCCGCGCTAATTTCCCGAAGCTCATCGATATAGAGAAAGTCGGCGGTACGCCCACGCGATGCCGATGAGGTAGCCGCTACAACATCGAGCCGGTTACCATTTTTTAACTCAATCGCCTCGCCTCCATTGGCATAGCGGATCGATCGGGTTTGAGATTTTAAAAACGGATTATTTTCGATAATGATGGCGATTTCTCTAAAAGTGGTTAACGACATGGCGCGATTTTGAGCCATCATTAAGACATTTTTAGAGCCAAAGACGTACAGATGAGCGAGGATTAACATACGTGCCAAATGAGTCTTTCCCGACTGTCTCGCAACAAGAAGAAGGCTAGATTTTCGGATGAAATTTCCATCTTTGTCTATTGAGAGTAAATCCCTTAAGACGAATTCTTGCCACGGCAAAAACGGCATTGAAAGATTATTAGCGAAAGCAATAACCTCATCGGCTCGAGATTTAGTATTTAAAAGCGGCGAATGTAGCCGGGGTTTGGCTATCCCCAATAACGCCGCTTTTGGCTTCCTGGGCGTTTGGGTTTTAACCGGGTTCATTCGTGGTCACAACCGACAAAGTAGGGCGGCTAGACGTCGTTTTAGGGAGAGAAAGTTCCAAAGAAACAGGAGGGGTAGCCGAACCTAGTAAAAAAACGGCTTTAGATTTAGTTCCTTTGGCAAGGTTACACCTACGACATGACGCAACGAGATTATCCATGTCATATATATCGCCACCTCGAGCAATAGCAACGACGTGATCCACTTGGTTAGCTTCAGGTTGGCCGCAATAAGCACACGTGTAACCGTCTCTAGCCAATACGCGTAAACGTATCTTCTTAAACGCGCTAGAAGTTAGATGTGCTTGACTGTGAACGCTCACGTTTTCATCACTTCATAATGAGTATTACTTGAGCATCGATGGCTACTTACATTGATGTACTTACATCTAAGGGTATGACTACCTACATCAATAACATAGGTGTAACTACTCGTTAACAAGATAATAAGTACTACCAGTTTTACGTTAAATCTTTTTAAAGGGTTAAAGATGAAGTTCTCATAAGGGATGTAGGGATTAACGTACAACCTTGTCAAGAGCCTAAGCGTCACGACACGCCAAATAGTCATCATTTGTTTAATGCTTTGTGAAAGTAACCCGACTGTGCAAAGTCCTCCATTGGCCTTAAATCCATTTGTGTAAGCCAATAGCTTTTAGATAACTCCCGCCAATATCTAGGGTTTTGAGCACTCCTTACAGGAATCCAGCCATTTAGGATGTACTTAGGCGACTTATCGGTGACAAGTATGGCGATGTCATCAATGCGATCATTTTCCCTAATGATTAAATGACCATGAATCCAAAGGGTATGTTTTACCTCTAATTTATTACCCACATCACCTTCGGTTTTAAAGGTGTTGCAACTCGGTTTAAAATCATAAATATCGAAGTATTTAGCCACCGCAATTTCCGCGCCTACCGCTTCGGCTTGAGCCGTTATGTATTCGTGATAATTGAGGTTTGGGTTATTAAATCTGTACGAGTTTTGAGCGGTTCCGTTTTGAGCTTTTGCGCGCATAAATCCAATTTCATGGGCTAATACTTCTTCGTCATAATCGAGGGTTATCCTTACCATTTGTTAGCTCCTCGGATATATAGCTCGCAACATTCACGGCAAAGCCATAACGTGTCGCCCTGTGGAATAACATATTTACGGCCGCCTAGGGGAGAGCGGTATAAACCGTGGCCGTCGCAATACTCACGGCGATAGGTTTCCCTTACTCCGTCTTTCAGTATGCTTACGGTGTTATCCTCGGTATTTATCCACTCTGCCGAAGCCCATCCCATTATTTCGACCACTCATGTGTAACGGGATCTTCTCGATACCAAAGAGCCGCGCAACCATTAGGGTTTTTTGGGCACATAAAGCCCAAATAATCCCGGCCGTTTTTGTTACCTCTTTTTTCAACTCTCTCACCGTGGATACAACTTTCGCTATAAACGGGAGTATTAGAAATACGATCAGAGATGATCGCCACGGCTTCACTAAGAGAAGTTGGCTCCCATTGCACCGCCGCCGGAGCGGCTAGCTCTATAAGAGATTCAGGGGATAGGCTCCCGGTGATTTTTAAAATGTTATCTTTGGAGGATTCCACGGCGAGTACCTTGGACATTTCTTCTCGACTGGGACGCTTTCCGAGTTTTGCATAACCCGCGTTAGCAAGAGCGCGACCAATCGCTGAAGTTTCCGAGTTCTCCAAAGCACTAGTTGAATTAACGCCGCGATCGCTAATCGATTCGCGAGCCCACCCAGTCGCCCATGGCTTCGCATCGTTTTCCGTGCGGTAAAGCTCAGAGATAAAAATAAAAACGTCGCCAGTCGATTCTGCCAACTGAGTAGAAATCCGGCCATCAGGGTAATCCTCCCAAAACTTAGTTAAACGTTCTTCGACTGTCTCGTAATCCTCTAAATTAAACATTGGCGCCCTCGATTTGGTTGGCTAATTGAATTTGATCTTCAAAGGTGAAGGCCTGACCTGGTGAGCCTTCGGTTAAATACTCGGCATGAGATTGGCAATAGCTTCGAGAGGTTTTCTTGGATCTCGCCGATTCAGAATCAATAGTGAGCCAAGCGGGGGTTTTAGCTTTGGGATGCCATGAGTTGTCTTTCATCGTTCCCCAAGCGTCTTTACAATAATCGCACCAAACCCCGGCATTTGCCCGGCGGATCATAGGGAAGCGTCCATTCCGCTTAGAGCGCGAGCCCTACGACCTTTTATAAATCCGTCTCGTTCGCCATTCCAATGCCCTAATATGTAACCGCAGGCGGTACCGCTCGTTAGCATAATTATCGCTAACCCAAAAGTTTCTATAACCGTATACATTTCGTGAGCCCTTTTCTGTTATGCCCGGAGAGTGGGCATGTACAGTCGGAGGATCGGGGAATATGCTCAATTCTAGGTTAACATAATGTAGAAAAACTCCATTATTGAAACTTAGAGCGAGTTAATCCCTGAGCTTTGACTGGTTAGCCCTAGTCTGAGGGGTTGCCCATGTGTTGTCAATCACTTAAGCTCAAGACACGCAGGTAAACCCGGCAGATTATTTTTAAAAGTCAAAGCCTTATTAAGGGGCATAGATGGCTTTAAATGTCGGGGGGGGGTCTCATTCGAGGCCACTTTTATCTTCCCATGAAAGCGCGGTGAGGCCGGAAATATCGAGGCCATCGGCTTCCATTAAAGTCACGTCGGAAATTAACGTTAAAGCTCGGGTTGATTGTTTTGTTTTTGGCGAAGATAAGGACATAGAAAACCCCGGCGACTTGTTAATAGTTGCATCGAAATTTATATCCGAAAATGGATCGACAGTTAACGGCTCGACTCAGGAAGTTAGATTAGCCATATCGGGACGAGAGCTAGGCGCTTTCTTAGCGCAAGTAACCCGAGCCCATGATCTGTATTTATTAAATGAAGATTGGCTCAAGCGTCCATCCACTCGGATACTATCGACGGAGGAAATCTTGGAACATAAAATCGAAAAGGATGCCGAGAATCTTGCCCGTGCCGAACGCAAAGCGGCGACTAAGGCGAAGCGTTTACCTAATGCTAATTTGTACTCTCGACCCGGTGAAGAAATGACGCAAGAGTGGATAAATGCTCCAGTCGCGGAGCCGACCCAAGTACCCATTACAGGTAATAAGCCGCCTCCGCGCCTTGTCTCTAATAAGCCTAAGCCGTTGGCTCTTTAGGTTTGATCGATGCCCCGGCTAGGCCGGAGGCAATAATCGACGAAAGAATGGCTCGGTAATTAAGGGCGAAGTTTGTTGCCTGCCAAGTAACTAATAGCCCCATAATTGCGAGAGCGAGATGGTGTATATATTTTTTCATTTTGTTTTCCATTTCGGTCGAATTGCGTATTTAACGCATGACGGCGGCCGATGCTTAAGAGCCACTACGTCCCCGTTGGATTGGTTACCCGTGTTATCGCTTCCCGTATTGCCCTCGACGGTATCGAATAAATGAGTTTTTGGATTCCATTGGAGACATATCCCAATATGTTCTAAAGTTTTGTAATCCCACGAAAAAATTAAAAGATCGTTTTTAATTGCTTGCGATGGATTAACAAGTAGGCCGTTTTTTACTGCCCATTGATACCATTGTATAACACCGGCGGAATTAAAAACGGGATCTCCTGCCTCTTTGGCGCACCATGAAACGAAATCGGCGCACCATGCTTCAGGCGGTCTACCTAGAGCTTTGGAATATTTGTTAACGTTCCCCTGACCTTCGATGTAACCGACTTCTTTTAACGCGACATCGGTAATCATCCAAAGACTACGACGACGAAACCAAGGCCGCCAGATCCGCCTGCGCCACCGCCACCATTAGAACCTCCACCACCGCCGCCCGTGTTTGCAGTGCCATTAGTAGCCGTTCCGGAACTTGCACCTGCGCCACCGCCACCTGCGCCAGCACTGCCCGGAGAATTACCACCACCGCCACCACCGCCTGCATAAGTTACGGAAGAACCTGTGATCGGGTTAGCACTACCAGCACCGCCTGCGCCACCGCCGCCACCGGTTGCTCCTACACCTGTTGCACTAGCACCTCCGCCACCGCCGCCACCATTTCCCACACCACTGACGGTGCGTCCTAGACCTCCTGCATTTCCTAAACCACTGACAACTGCCGAGCCTCCAGTAATGATTGAGGTAGAGGAAGTGTTTCCGCCTCCACCGCCACCACCGCTTCCCCCAGATGAACCTGAAAATGCATAACTTGATGTCACCATATTGCCATCGACTCCATTTCCTCCGCCCGGTGAAAAAATAGAAGTTCCAATTAGACTGCCGCCGCCTGCTGTTGCTGGTGAAACACTACTTACCGAGCCAGCACCACCTGCTCCAACAGTTACTGTGAGAGTACCTGATGGAATAAATTGTGATGTTGAATAATAATATCCCCCTGCTCCACCGCCACCGCCAGTGTTTCCGCCTCCACCGCCACCACCGCCAACAACCAACACTTCACAAGTTCCGCCAACTCCACCAATAGTTATGGAGCCCGAGCCTGTGTATTTGATAATTGTTTTACCCGGGCGCGATGAGGTGTCAATGGTTGGTGAACCTGTCGTGGCTGAGTAAGTGGCTTTAGATATACCGCCACCGCCTGACGAAAATGGAAAAGCTGTTAATAATGGACTCATGCGAATTTAACCGCCCCTCCGGCTAGGACTGTATAAGTGGGCGTCGATGCCGTCTTAATAATTGAAAACGTGTAAGCGTCAATAGCCGAGGCGTTACCCGCACTCGGCGCGGTTCCACCTGACCATTTTGGAGTAACGGCGGTTCCGTCAATTTGAAAAACTGTAGGGTAATAGGCCGTAGCTCCGTTCGTGTTAAGAAATACGACAGAGATCGAAGCTCCAACAGGTAGGAGCGACGATAGGGTAGTAGTAGCGTTACCGCGAAAATTAAACGTCCAGTTAGCCGAAGCGTTTGTGGTGTAATACCAGTAGGCACTCGTTACGACGTCCACGTTAACGGTTCCCGTGGCCGCTATAGCCGCTACGTTTAGCGTTTCTTTAGCTGAAGTTAACTGAAGCGCGGCGAGGATCGCCGACCATCTTAACCCCGTGGTTGCGGTTGAGTCTGCGCTTAAAATCTGTCCGTCGCTTCCGACTGATAACAGAGAAGCGGTATTAGCGGCCGACGCCGAAATAACCCCACCTTTAGCGGTTGGGTTTAATAGGTTTACGGTTCCGGCTAAATCGTCCATA